GCATTACATTTAGCACTACTAGAAAAAGGCGTAGCATAATATGGAAAAGGAAATAAAGAATGAAACTTGTTGTAAAGAGAGCGACACCTGCTGCAATAGCAGTACTACGACAAGCGACAGCATTGTGGCCCAAGCGCAAGAAAGCCTCAGACGGACTCTTGCCTTCATCGGCTCACATTAAACAAAGTCCCAACTCAGACCACAATACAGGACTAGCTGTAGATCTAACCCACGATCCAGATAATGGAGTAGATTGCAAAGATATCTATAAGAAACTACAGACAGATCGTAGAGTTAAGTACCTAATATTTAAAGGCAAGATCTGGAATCAAGTAGATGGTGAAAGAAGTTATAGCGGAAAGAATCCCCATAATAAACACTTGCATATATCCATAAAGGATCAGTATGCTAAAGATGATTCCAACTGGTTCGGTTGGATGGGTGAGGTGCCTAAGAAGTTTACACTTCCTAAGCCATTACCTAAAAAGAAACAGGAGAAATAATGAAGGATCTACTAAAGAAGTTAAAGAGCAAGAAGGCTAAGGCTGCATTTAAGTCTTACCTACGAGCTGTACTTGCTTCAGCAGTAACAATGGGATTAGCACTAGCGGCTGACCTAGCACCAGAGTACGCAATCTTGATCGGATCTATCGCAGGTCCACTTGCTAAGTGGGCAGATAAGACTGAAAAAGAATACGGTCTGACTAAGTAGTTTTAATACCGCGAGGCAATACAGGAGGGGCGCTTAACTGCGCCCTTCTTTTTTTATGCCCTTTTCTTGTTCAAACTCACATAAACTGCCACTGCAATTATGGCACTGGCAGTTTTGTTTTATTACTATATGATTACAGCATTTCATTTTTACCTCTCCTATGGCTAAGTATTTCTCAACCACAAGACAATTATACTTTTGAGGATTTTTCAGTTATCTAATAACTAGATTTTTTATGTGTGGTAAAAGCGCATTTAATAAAGACACGCCATAATTTGACAAATGTTTTAGCTACTCTTGGATGTAATCTGGTTTATCTATTGGTGTTGGCACAATAACAAGATTGCCACAGTTAGAACACTCACCGTCTAGGTGATACCAGGATAGTTGGTAATCATAGAAGGATGCCATAATTGTAAAGGTCATAGAACCACAAGGACAGGCGTGAAGAGGACCAAGATCTCTAAGATCAGAACCAAATTTCGGCGGGAGCTTCTCCCTATTTTTTGACAGCCTTGGTAGACGGAACATAGAGACCGTAACCATCGCGGCGCTTCAATGCGCCGCCCGTATTATTCGCCTTCGGCTCATATTTTACACTCCACTATTAAAAATTTATACGCGACACGCCAGAATGTGATATAATTATATTATGAAACCTTGTGGAACTTTATCTGCTTATGCTAGACACATAAGAAGAAAAGAACCTACTTGTCAACCTTGTAAAGATGCTAACGCAATTAGGCGTAGGCAGTATTACAAAGACAACCCTAAGAAAGTTTATGACATAAATAGAAAATGGGCAAAGAATAATTCTGAAAAAGTAAAATCATATAGCAGAAGAATCACTGCTAAAAGAAAAGCTCTTAAACTTTTTAACGGCCAAGAAAAATATACTGAAGAAGAAGTATTAAAGAAGTACGGAACTGACTGTTATATATGCTCTAATCCTATTGATCTATCCGCAAAGAGGCAAAGTAGTGGTGAAGGTTGGCAGTATGGTCTACACCTGGACCATTTAATCCCTTTAAGCAAGGGAGGACCTGACACTATTGACAATATAAGACCTACTCACGCTATATGTAATATGAAAAAACATAATCTCCGAACCCACTATTGATGTTATTACGGCCCTTCGGCGTGTCATAAGTACATCCCACACTTTTGTTGTAGTAGTGGTATTATTTATACCAAGAGATAGGAGTTGAATTGACCGCGATAATTGGTATCCAAGGTAAAGGCTGGGCTGTTATAGCCTCAGATACAATGACTACCTATACTGACAAACCTTACATTGCTAAAGGCTATGACAAAATAGTTAAGGTTAATGAATATCTAATAGCTGTAGCAGGTGATGCCACTGCTGGAGATATCTTAAATAACTTATGGCAACCACCAAAGGTAGTTAAAACTCAAGAGCCTGATCGCTTCTTAATGATTAGAGTTCTACCATCTATCAAACAAACATTAACTGATGCAGGTTATGACCCTGCGCCTAAGAATAAAAATGATGATGACTCTGGGTGGGATGCTTTAATTTGTTTTAATGGAAAGATATATCAGATCAGTGATGACTATGGGTATATGAGAGATGATAGAAACTTATATGGCATAGGCTCAGGTGGATCAATTGCTCTTGGTGCATTAGCTGCAATGGAGAGTGAGATTAGAACCCACGCTAAAGCAGCGAGTGCTGCAAAGAAAGCAATCAATATTGCCATACAGTACAACGTATGGTGTGGTGGAGTACCAACCATCAAGACTCAGTTCACAAAGTAAGGAAGATGATGAAAGAAATATATTGGCAATTACAGTTTTATCTATTAGACTTAGAGATGTACAGATTTATTTTAGAATTTTTTATTAAGTGGGGATTATAGTGAGCGATCCAAAGCAGTTATTGATTGATGTTCTACGAGCTAAAGATGCTGGTAGGGCTAGATCTAAACAGACACAGGTAGGTCCATCAGAGTTGGGTGGTTGCCGTAGAAAAGTTTGGTATCGTCTTAACGATCAACCTGAAACTAATGAGAACGAATTAAAGTTAGCAGCGATTATGGGTACTGCTATCCACGCTACTATTGAAGAAGCAATACGCAGTATAGATCCAAAGGGTGAGAAGTATTGGGTTGAAACTGCAGTAGAATATTCTGGGATGAAAGCTCATATAGATCTTTTCATTCCAGAGACTGGCGATGTTATTGATTGGAAGACTGTTAAGAAACAAAACCTTTCTTACTTTCCATCTAGTCAACAACGTTGGCAGGTTCAGGTCTATGGCTATCTGTTAGACAAGTCTGGGAAGGGGAAGCCTAGAACTGTCAATCTGGTAGCCATAGCCAGAGATGGCGATGAGAGAGATGTAGTTGTCCACTCTGAAGCATATGATCCTACGATTGCTGAAGAGGCTCTTAACTGGTTAGCTGCAGTTAAAGAGTCAGAGATAGCACCAGATCCTGAGAGAGATCAAAACTATTGCAAATCTTATTGCAAGTACTTTGATGCAACAGGAGAGATCGGATGTTCTGGCTTAAAAAAAGAACGTATCAAGGATGAGCTGCCTGTTATAGAAGACAGTAGCGTTGATCATTCAGCCTTGATGTACTTGCAACTTGATCAACAGATAAAAGAGTTGACCGAAAAACGAGAGTCATTACGAACTGCGTTTGACGGTATAACTGGAGAGACTGCTAGTGGTGTACAGATTACCTGGACAACTGTTAATGGTAGGTCTACAGTTAACACAGCCGAAGTAGAAAAACTACTAGGCTTTGTACCAAAGGTGGAGGGACAACCTTTCGCTAGATTAAATATAAAAACTGGAGGAAAATAAATGGCTGCACCTGAGTCAACTAAGTTTCAGATCAACTACAAGTTAGCTGATGGAACTTTAGTGAATCTATATGCAACAAGTCAGACAGAGTTAGAGGCATCTCTAACATCTATTGCTGATCTATCAACACTCATTACTTCAACTGGCACCACACTTGGTGCTACTGCTCAACCAACTGGTGGAGCAATTGCTTATGCTAAGAAAGCATTAGGCGCTACAACAATGTCAGCACCATCAGGTGATGCACCTGATTGCAAGCACGGGTCTATGAGCTTTAGATCTGGACAAGGAACTAAGGGTCCTTGGAAAGGTTGGATGTGCGCTGCACCTAAAGGTGCAACAGATAAGTGCGATACAGTCTGGATTAGATAGCAAATGCGGGGGCCTCGTGAGTTTGAGAACCCCTCTTGTGCAGAGATATCAATGGATATGTTCTTTCCTGAAAGAGGAGAAGACTTATCCACAATAAGACAGATTAGAAATGTCTGCAAGTTATGTCCCCACCAGCAGGAATGTGCAGAGTGGGGCATACAAAAAGAAAGATACGGAGTATGGGGCGGTTTGTCTGAGACAGATCGTAGAGTAATCCGTAAACAAAGAAACATTATCCTAAGAGAAGAAGAAATTGCTTAACTTAAATAGAGCTTGGAAGAGTACGACAACAAAGGCTACCCCTTTGCCTATCGTCTGGAATGATTTAAAGTCCAAACAGATAAGGTTTAGAAGAGGTCAAGTCTGTATGATTGCTGCTGCTCCAAATGCTGGTAAGTCTATGTTTGCTTTGATCTATGCGATCAAGGCTGATGTACCAACGCTTTTCTTTTCTGCAGATACTGATGTGGCTACAGTAATGATGAGAACTGCAGCACATATCTCAGGTCATAATCAAACTCTGGTAGAAGAAAACTTAACTAAGAATAGTAAGTACTATGATGATAAGTTTGATAAGGTAAAAAATATACAGTGGGTCTTTGACTCATCACCATCACTAGATGATATTGAGTTAGAGATCAAGGCTTATATAGAACTTTATGGTATTCCACCAGAGTTAATTATTATAGATAACCTTATGAATGTGGTAGCTGAATCAGACAATGAGTGGGCAGGACTGCGAGCTATTATGGTTGAACTACACGATATGG